GGCAGGTACTTATGGCCCTGAAATTTACAATGTAAACTTTAGTTTGAAATATTCAGTTAGGCCCGATCCGTGTATTGCTGATCCTTTATCAAGCCCAACTTGTCCAGGGTATGCTTTGGCTACTGTCAAGAATTCAATATTAGGATCTACAGTATCAAACGCATCAGTGACCTCGTATGTACCTACAATCAACTATGCATTAGCTTCTCCGGCTTCATTAGGACCCGCTGCAGGTCCTGACTTTAATAACCCTGCACCAGGTCCACAAGGGCCAATGGGACCAGTAGGCCCGCAAGGACCAATGGGACCGGCTGCTGGACCACAGGGACCAGATTCTAATCAAAATTCTGGCGGCCCTATGGACAGTCCATCGCAACCAGGTCCACAGGGACCACAAGGGCCTGCCGCCGGTCCACAACCTGCAGGTGGTCCACCACAACAAACACAGTCTGCTCCACAACCGAGTTCAGGTCCAAGTCAAGCAGGACCGGCTGCAGGTCCAAGTAGATCTAACGACGGTCCTAAAATGACTCCAGGCGCTGCATTAAGTATAGCAAGAACCGCGCAGGAAAAAGATAAAGCAGTACAGGCAACTGCTGTACAAACCGCAACCAGAGCATTCGAAAGTGCTATGCAAAGTTCGCAAACTGCCAGCAGTACTGCAATTACTATGAACCAAGACATGAGCGCCAATAGTGCTACTGCTGCGGCACAATTTGCAAGTCAGGCAACCCAGTCAAGTATGCAAATGTCTGGACAAACGCAACAAATAAACAATGCAGGTCAAGCATATAGCGGTACTGGGCTTTCTGTTGCCAAAGCTAGCACAAGCATAATCAATATAGACAGTATAAACAGTTCTACAACAGGTCAATCGTCTAGCCAAACTTTATCGGTGACGCAATTCCGTAATGATTCAAAAAATTATGAAGTAGAAGAACCTCCAATGCAAGTAGCTGGATTTGGAGGCATAGGTAAAGCCGGTAATCCATTGTCAGATATGATGAATCAACGAATGGATATGATGCAAACCAACGTAGAACAACGTGCAGACTCTGTTAAGAAGAATGTACAACCAAACGACTTAGCTGGTGGCGTTGATGTTGCCGCTATGGCACAGATTCCAAAAGGATATGAAGCATACAGCTTAATTGTACTACGTGATGCTCCTTTTTACAAGCCCGAAGCAATTTACAAAGACAACCGAACAGTTGACAATGTTAGATTGCTGAGAGGGTTAACAAGAGGCAGCGATGCCAAGCATCAGCAAATGGTCGACCAACAATACAAATAAGGAAGTAAAATGGCAGAAGAAATTAAAAACGTTAACGCTAAGATTGACGAAGCAGAAGCAGCAGTAAAGAAGTATGCAAGTAAAGACACTGTTATCAGTATTGGTGGTTATGAATTTACACCTGCAAAACTTATGGTTGCATTTACCTTAGTATCATCTACACTGGGTGGGTTGTATGGTGCTTTTGAAGTATACAAGGACTATCAAGGCATGAAGAAAAAGATTGCTGATTATGTTACCCCAGACTTAACTGAAATCTATAAGAAGATGGAAGTGTTGGACGCTAATACCAGTAAGATGGTTGAGTATACAGATACAATCAAGATAGATCTTAAAGGTGATGTTCGTAGATTGGAAGGTGTAGTTGAGAATGTTGAGCGTAGTAGCAAGACTGATCAACGGTTAACAGATTCCGGAATGAAAGAAATCAAACGTGATGTCGATGGAACTGTAAAAGAAATTAAACGAGATGTTGATGCAACTTTAAAAGACATCAACCGTGAACTGGTCAAGAATCAAAAAGAAACACAGACTGAAATAAGGTCTCTAAGAACTGAAGTAGATTCTAAAATTAAAAAGGCTTTGGATAATCCATTGTCAAACTAAAATGTTCGGCACTGCTCTTGCTATCTACTTGTACGTACAAGCACCACAATGTATTAGGTGGACTTGGAGTGGCGATGTTTATAATAGAAAAGTGGTATGTTTGGAATGGCGTAAAAAAGAGAAAGAGGAAAAAAAGAAATGATTGATCCTATCACAGCACTTGCAGGCATTACGTCTGCAATTAGTATGGTTAAGAAGGCGGCAAAAGTTGCCAACGACTTAGGCTCTCTTGCCCCAATGATTGGCAAAATGTTTGATGCCAAGAGTACTGCCACTAAAGCATTAGTTGAAGCTAAGAAGTCTAAGAAGGGTTCCAACATGGGAACCGCTCTCCAGATTGAGATGGCGTTAGAGCAGGCCAGAGCTTTTGAAGAAGAACTAAAGTTACTGTTTATGCAGACGGGTAAGATAGATGTCTGGAATAAGATTAAAGCTCGTCAAGCAGAAATGGATGCAGACGATGCTAATGATTTAAGAATGTATAACGATCAAGAGCGTAAACGAAAACAAAAAGAAGCAGAGTTAAATGAATGGGGAATGATTATAGGCGCAGTTGCATTTATCGTATTCATATTTGCTATTGGTAGTTATGAACTGATACAATGGTGTCAAACAAGTGCTAGGTGCGGAAGATGAACGAATATCAAAAGACTTTTGATATGTGTTTAAAGATATTTGTCTACGGTAGCGTAGCATTATATTTTTTAGGATTCTTAAAATTCTTACCTGATGACTTATCGGATAGATTGGTTAACGGTTTGATAGGTAGATTTTTACCTGGTTAATAAATAATAAAAGGAGAAAATTATGTTAGATATTTTACTTTGGGTAGCAGTAGGCGCATTTATAGGTTGGAATTTCCCACAACCATTCTGGGCTAAGATTGTACAAGAAAAATTACAAGCAATGATTGCTAAAAAATAAGGAAGAAGTATGGCAGAAGAAAAAAAACCTTTAAGTAGGAGTGAACGTGAAGCTCAGATCAAAGACAAAGCAGGGTGGCTTATTACCGTACTTGCTGCTCTTCTGGCCATTAATACCTATATTGCTTCTGGCAATAGTTCTAAAGTATTAAACAATACTATTAAAGCAAATGATACATGGGCGTTCTTTCAAGCTAAATCTATTAAGCAGACACTTGCTGAAATGGCTAGAGATGATGCACTTGAAAGAAAACAATTTGAAAAAGCAGATAAGTTAACTGCTAAAATTAATCGTTATGAATCTGAACCAGCTACTGGGGAGGGTAAGAAAGAGTTGATGGCAAAAGCACGTGCTTTAGAAGCCGAGCGTGATCAAGTTCGTAAATCTGGACCCTGGATGACATTTGCTGGTTCTGGATTCCAGATATCTATCGTACTGTTATCAGCCAGTATCTTAGCTGTTGCACCTGCTTTGTATGTAGCAAGTATTGTAGTCGGAGCATTGTCTGCGTTGCTAATGAGCCAAGGAATATGGCTCTGGTTACCACTAACTCTGTAAGGCAATAAATTCGGCTTCAGGTATTCGTACCTTGCCGTTTTTACTTCCAAGAACGATAACGATACGGCGGCCAACTTCCGTATCTAACATCATCACAATGCAGCCACCGGCTGCATTTGTTGTTCCGGTCTTACTAACAATAAAACTATGACGCTTACCTACGATAGGGTTGGTATTATTAAACGTCTGTACTTGCTTACCGGCCTTTACAGTTAAAACTGCTGTTTGACTAGCCTTAACAATCTCCGGGTAATGACTTGACTCGAACACTAAACGCAATAAGTCCAATGCTGTACTTATATTCATTGGACTGAGTCCGGTTGGATCAACAAACTTAGTCCTTAACATTCCCAGGTAGATAGCTTTCGAGTTCATGTACTTTATACATTCAAACCGACCACCTGGAAAATTATCACATAATACTTTAGCGGCATTATTATCTGACTTAACTAAAGCCATTTGAATAAGTTGTTCTCTTGTATACTTACCAATCTTTTCTTGCATATTTGGATTACTATCGATAACGGCCATCACGGTCATTAACTTAGTAATACTTGCAATAGATCTAACCTCTGTAATATTAGAACCCTCGATTAGGTTACCCTTATCATCAGTCTCTAACCAGCTCTGGGCAGTAATGTTAACTGCAAACGCATTACTAACAAACAGTAATGCAGCAAGTATAAATGCTTTCATTAGTTATACCCCAAGATAATATTTGGTGGTATAGAAGTAAGGGTTGCGGGGGAAGGATTCGCGCCTCCGACCTCAGGATTATGAGTCCCACGCTCTACTACTGAGCTACCCCGCGGTTGATCTTGTTTAGTAATATCTCGATAAGTAACAGCCACAAATTTACGCTTATTTTTACCATTCATAATATCATTTGGAATGAATTGTGCCATTTGTTTGACTGTCCCCGGGTGCTACCCTATAATTGTCTTCTACTGAATCAGGCGTTGATACTTCTATTATAGTACCCTCTTCAATACATATCAACTGATGGGGTAGTAATGGCTTGTTATGCCACGTGTCACCTTCTACAAGAACCTGCGAGTATTGATCAGCATTCATTGTATTAATACAAACTACTTTGAACTTACCACTCAACACGTACCATGTCTCATCTTTGTGTGCATGAAAGTGCATACTGAATTTTGCACCTGCGTTGAACTTTAACAGCTTACCACAGTATTTATCGTTGGTAGCCCAGATCAGTTCATTACCCCATCCTTTTTCAACAAAGCCTTTTAATCTCATAAAAACTCTTTCATTGTAGGTGCATACGTACCAATCTTCTGCACCGTTACTGCACTTGCTTTATTTGCTAATGGAATAGCTAAATTCATATTACAGGTTGCTAGATGAAAGTAAACTAACGATGCAAGAAACGTATCACCAGCACCGCATACATCTGTAACTTCTATAAACGGAGCAGGGTATGTTATATCTTTATACCGTGCGCCATCTTTACCTTGCGTTACAATTAATTCTGAAGGATAAGAAACAGCCAAGCTATTTTCTAAACTATTAATTTTTACAAATGCGCCTTCGAATCTCTTAAGATCTTTCTTCTTTGTATCGATGTAGATAGGACAGGTAGAAGTTTTTATTAGATCTTCAACTAACCCGTAGGTTACAGTACCTTTATTATAATCTGAAATAACTATTGCATCATAATCAGAGGATGAAAACAGCATAACATCAACAGGTACTGCAAGTATGTCGCGATCAATACGTGTAATATGATGACCGGTTCTACTATCAATTAATCTAGTTTTTCTAGATGGGTCACGAGTAAGTAGTGTAACATGACAACCTAACTTCTCTAGATTATTTCTGACATTATAAACCATGCCTGGTTTTTCTTCTGAGCGAAGATATTTAAAAATAGGAACCGGGGCTTCCGGGCTGATACGATCAACCGTACCATACTGGTACTCATCGATACAGCTATCACCTATTAATAATATTTGATATGGTTTTTGTGGAGGAGTAATCATCAATACGTTCAAAAAATTCTAATCGTTTAGCGTGCTGGCTACCTATAACGGTTTTGTTTCGCCAATCACTACCTACTACCATTATAGTGGGTTTAATCTGTTTAATCCACATCTCAAGCTCTTCGTCACTACTAAATACCTCAACCTCATCTACGGCTTTAAGATTGAGTAACATAGTCTTACGTTGAAATGCATCGTAGATAGGTCTGGTAGGACCTTTCAACAGCCTTACTCTTTCATCACTATCAATAGCAACGAATAACTTATCACCTAAACTCTTAGCATAATTAAGAAGAGCCAGATGACCAAGATGTAGAACGTCAAATGTACCATTAACAAAGACAGACTTAGACACCAGAGTATACCTTATTGAAGTTAGTCATATCTGCACACGTGTAACGTTGGTATGAATGCTTGAGATGTTCAGGGAAAGGAATATATTCAATTCTAGCATTATACTTTTCTGCAACCTCTCCAGCTACATCTAAAAAGGATTTAGCCTTACCTGTACCTACATTCCAAATACCGCTTACTTTAAATTCCATAAAACGAATATGTGCATCGATAACAGTCTCGACGGGTACAAAATCTCTTAAAAAGTTTTCGCTATTTTCAAATACATTAATTACTCTTGAATTAAGCGCTTGATCAGTAAACTGGTGATAGGGGCTAGCTTGTGATCCTTTATGATCTTCATGTGGACCGTATACATTAAAGTATCGGAATCCCTGGGCCTGTTTACCTGCAGCATACAATTCAAACATATATTTTGACCATGCATAGGGCGTTCTTGGATCAACTGGTGATGTTTCAGTAAACTGTTGGTTCAAACCATATACAGACGCCGAACTTGAATACTGGAAAGGTATACCAAAGTAATTACACATATCTAAAAGATCAACACTGAATTTGTAATTCTGTGTCATTATTTTCTCTACATTACGTTCTGTTGTAGAAGAGATAGCACCTAGATGAATAACCTGTTCGAACTTCTCTATGTCCGGGAATACATCTCCCCATTCGAAACCAGTTACAATATGACCAATACGTTCTAAATGAGGTACAAGATTCTGGCCTATAAAGCCTCTATGGCCTGTTACTAAAATGTTCACTTTATTTAATCCAAGGATATTTACCTGCATACTTTGTATGCATCTTTTTGTTACCTTCATCAAAGAACTCACGATTAACGGAGCCTTCATTACCACCAAGTCGGTATGAAAGTGTATATTCACCTGTACATACATAGTTATCGTGCTTGATGTTATCTTTTAAGATATTGTAAAATCTTCTATCTCCACCCCACCCGAAGTCCCAGATGTGACATACTTGACGGTAGAAGGATGTCTTAAAACAATATGAGCTAGTATCTATTAGATAGACGTCTTCACCAACCCATGCAGGCCATCGACCTAAGGACTCGCAATTATCATCAGTTACGTAATTTTTATCTTTATCATAAATTTGTCTAAGAGAATATGCCCAGTCTAGGTTTTTACTCTCTATAATATTAATAAGTGAGTCTACATGTTCAGGCTTAAACCAATTATCCTGATCTAAAAAGAGAACATAATCGTGATTGATAAGATGGCCAAACCCAGCCATGATTCGGTGGCCATAAAAGCCATTTTTACCGGTATTAAACGGTAAGTCAATTCGTTTAACTTTTCCGCCTGTAATAATTCTTGCATCATTTAATACCTCGTCTACCTTAGATGAAAACTTAACACCGTCTACAACTAGAAGGTGCTCTACCTCTTTGTTTGTTTGATTTAATACCGAATATACAGCATCAGCTAATTCAGGTGACCCTGTAGTAGGGGTTATAACTAATATACTCAATCCCAAAGCCCTCTGTAATATTTACCAAATAAAACTAGACCGTTTGAAATACGTTCGTCATGCTTTCTATAGCCTTCGCTATCAAATTCACTTGTATCGTTAGGACCCTTATCCCAACTGTACATAGTAGGTTTACCGTTCTCATCCCAGGCACATGGTGTAGTTATTCTATCAAATTCACCTGTATGGTATTGTTTATCCCATTCAGAGGTCAATTGCTCAAAGGTCCAAATCATTTCTGCTAGTACCCAGTCCCAGCGCTTATGCCAGTTTTCGTCTGTATCCCATTCGTTCTCTTTTGCAGGTGCTTCTGTAGAACGAAGATTCAAACCTATAGGTACATCTACATCGTCAACAGAAGGCGCGCCATGCTTAGTTGCTTGAAGCTGTTTTAGCATGGGTAAGATAATCTGGGAAAGAGAAGTATCCATATTCCAAGTATCCCATTTATCGATCTTAACATAATCGATTTTAGGATGAACAGTATCTAGTACTTTTTGTATACCTTGGCAAAAAGGCTGAAGTATATTACTCAGTTTATCAATGAGCGGCTCATCGTAATCAATCTCACGCCAAAAGAAAACCTTCTCAAGAATCTTGTAGGGGCTGATCCAATGGTAGCGGTATTTGCTTAGATAGACTTTCATTTCTTGCTTCCCAGGTTTTATTCTTTAATATAATTGACTTATCTTCTTGTAAATCAAAGCTTATAACATCATCTACGCGCCAGTCATTTTCTGCTAAAAATTCCTCTGAAAACTGAAGCATTTGATCTTCAGACCCATCATCGGCAGCTACAACATCTAAGGTATACACTTTATTCACCATACTTACTCCAATTGGTGGGCTCACTAAGAATTGAACTTAGACTCAATCGATTATGAGTCGACTGCTTTACCATTAAGCTATGAGCCCTTTGTATGATAAGAGTTATTGATTAACGCAAGTATGAACTTCGTTTCTAATAACACCTGAATAGGGGTCTTGCACTTGCACCAGGCAAGAATAATAGTTTCGAATAGGAAAGTTATAGATAGGAGGCTGCTGTACAATTACCGGAGGCTGTTGCACGATTACCTGTCTTTGAGAATTTGAAATTATAGTACCTAGCACTATACTCCCAATTACGATACCTGCCAAGTCACGGTCACCGTGATTGCGATGACCATTATGACCTCCATGACCGTGATGACCATGTTGCGCAATAGCACCAGTAGATACGAGTAATGCAGTAATAACGATAAGTAACTTTTTCATGATATCTCCTTAGTAGATGTATCTATTATATATCAAGTCAGACCAAACTGCAACTGTTACGTTACTTCTTACGTAACACATCTTTACGCATTAACACAGTGCGCTGCATGGTAGGTTTACGTACTTTCACGTATTCAACACCATCAATAACACGTACATCGTTGTAATCCTCACAAATCCATTCTTCAGTGTTTACAGGATTTACTAACGTTACGGAATACGGTTTTTTTACTACTTTCATAATATTTTGTACTATGACATGAAACATTATAGACCGGCAAGTTGAATACCTGAACCAAAAGCAGAGTTATACTGATTATAAAGTTCTTTTAATGGTATTGCGTCCCAGACAATTTTATCTACGTCAACGTCAATAGAATGATCTTCTGTGTAAGCGGCATAAGGAAACATTCCCATCATAGGCTGATCTGGGTTATTACGAGACGGTACCATTTGTAAGGAGCATGGTTTACTTAATGTTACAAAAACATCACCACCCGTTACATCTGCAATCAACTCTTCGCCAGTAATTAATTTTACAATTTTAATCATGTTACAACAATCTCTTCTATAAATTTATAAGCACATTCTTCATTATAAAATATTTTAAAAAAATATGCAAGTGTTAACGGGTTATGAAAAAACACTAATATCTGATCATCGAAAACACTGGCTTTAATAACCCAGTTTTTTCTTCTAACAGGTATTAGTGAAAGTAAGATCATGATCCTTTTGGATGTCTCATTCGGCTTTTGCGTACTGCATTTCTAATTTCATACATCATATTTAGTAATTTTATAAACATTAGATTAACCCCCGTCTAATTAAAACATCCATTCTTGATTGAAGATCTTTATGATCAACACAATCTTTAAGATACATTTCTATCTCATTCTGGTAGGAAGGTGTAAATACTTTCTCTACCCATGACCAAAAATCCGACATTGA